CAAGGCTGGGAACTCATCATTGGCACGCCTAAGGGGCGCGATGCGTTCTATCAAGTGTGGCGAGAAGCGCAGAAACGGCCAGACGATTACTTCTCACTGATGCTCAAGGCGTCAGAGACGGGCCTGATCCCGGCCGATGAGCTTGCTAAGGCCCGTGAAGCCATGAGCGAGGCCGAATACAACCGGGAATATGAATGCTCGTTCGATGAACCTGGCGTCGCGCAGTTCATCGAATCGAAAGACTGTGATGCGGCGGTGCAGCGTGACGTCGCGCGCGGTCAGCCTGTCGTGATCGGCGTGGACGTCGCGCGGTTTGGTGATGACCAGTCGTGCATTGTGGTCCGGTACGGTGACGCCGTGGTGGACATTCAGCGGTTCCGGGGCCTCGACACAATGCAGTTCGTCGGTCACATCGCGACAGAGGTCGAGCAACACAGTCCGCAACAGGTGTTTGTCGATGGCGTCGGCGTCGGCGGTCCGGTCGTGGATCGTCTGCGCCAGCTGGGTCACAAAGTCGTGGATGTCTCGGCCGGCGCAAAGGCCACCAACGATGCGAGATACTTCAACCTTCGCGCTGAAATGTGGGCACGGATGCGGGACTGGATCCGATCGCGGGGCATGATTCCACGGGATCAGGGCCTGATTGATGATCTGACGGCGCCGACTTACGAATTCGATCCATCCAACCGCATCAAGCTCGAGAAGAAGGAAGACATGAAGAAGCGCGGCCTGGCATCACCGGATGCGGGCGACGCACTGGCCATGACATTTGCCTATCCGGTGCAGGTCCGGCCCGAGTGGCGCGAACGTGCGGGCGGGGTCATGGTGAAGACCGGCAATCCACGCCTTGACCGCAAACGGAGTGGCAGAACGCGCGGCCCGCGTAGAATATTTGCCTAAGCGGTCTGGTATCAGCCGGGGGGGGTTAAGACGACACTATGGAGAATAATATTCCACGCCACGTCTGGATCATCACTGTCGACGGCGCACCCATGGCTCGCGTCCACGCTGAGACGGATGACGATCGCACCCGCATGGAAGGCCGCGCCAAGATCAAGGCCCGCACTTTTTCTCGCGCCAATCCGGGCGCACAAGTCCACATCGTTCACGAAGACACCAGACAACAGGATGACGCTTGATGGGCATGGGATCTTCAAATCCGTCGGTGCCAAAGGCCGAACCAATCCCGCAGGTGCCGCAGGAAGACAGCCCGAACACGCTTGAGGTCGAAAAGCAGGCGGCAACGTCGGCCAAGGCCCGCAACGGCGCAACCGCGCATCTGCTCACGCCTGGCAAGGATAAGGGCACAAGCTCTCCGATCCAGGGCCAACCGAAACAGTTGATAGGATGAAAAAATGGGCAAGGGGAGCTCGAAGCCAGCCACACCGGCTGCTGCCGCACCACAAGAGCCAAGTGCTACCGTGACAGACGCGGGTGCACCGGACGAGGGCAACAAGGCGATTATGCGCACGGTTGCGACAAACACCAACCCGGCATCGTCATCGCCTTTGGCTTCGGGCAGCCCGCCCGGCAATGCGCTGCTTGATGATCCGCGCCGCAAGACGCAGCAGGGCGCAACCAACTCACTGCTGGGGTGATCTGATGGGATTTGGCAAGAAGTCGAGCCCACCGCCCGAGGCGCCCAAGCCCGTGGCGACGGTGCAGAACGAGAACCGACCGGACGATGATCAAAAGCGCGGTGTGCCGATCCAGGGCCGTGCCAATGAGCAGGTTGCATCGAAGCCGCTGCTGACGCCAGACGCTGGCACAAGTGATGGCGTCGACTACACGAAGCGCAATAGGTATCTGTCTTAATGGGATTCGGCAGCAAGAAGTCATCGCAGCCGGCGCAGGCGCCGCGCGATACGCCATCAGCCGACACGTACGCGTCAAAGCCGGCTGAAGATCCGATCAGCAACCAGATCAACAACCGCCAGCCAACACCGGCCGGCGCAAAGCCTTTGCTTGGGCCGTCGGCATCCGATCCCAAGCAAAAGCATTATCTCCTAGGGTGATCCATATGGGCAAAGGCAGTTCTTCAAAGGCCGCAACACCGGCCCCGGCTGAGCCCGTGGGTGAGGTCAAAGGCGATCCAAACTACAAGCCACCGGTTGAACAGAACCGCACGGAAGGCTCGCCATTGGCCCGTCCGCTGCTCGCCCCCGGTGGCACGTCGACCTACGGCACACAGAAGAAACCGAATAACCTGATCGGCTGACGCACTTGCTCCCTCAATCACAGCAGGCCGCACTGCGGTTTGCGCTCAAAGCCAGATCGTCCCGGCAGAATTGGGACACGCTGTTTGAGCGTCTGGCGCTGATGTTCCTGCCGAACCGCAGTGGCTTCACGTCCGAGCGCACCGACGGCGAGGATCTTGAAGATCACCTGAACTCATCGGCACCAGCGTTGGCACGGCGTGGCCTCGCGTCGGCTGTGTCCACGATGCTGCGGCCGGCAGGGCGGCACTGGTTCAGGGGATCCGTAAAGTTTCACGCGCTGAACGCTGACGCTTCGGTGCGGCTCTGGCTCGATCAGGTCACGCAGATCATGTTCGATGCGATGTACGATCCGCGGGCGCGGATGGAGCCGAACTTGGCGATGTGCGACGACGATTTGGTTACGTTCGGCAACGGCTGCGTGCGCATGGGCTGGGACATTCGCGGCTCGCATTTGCGGTTCCGCACGCGCTCGATGACCAACACGTATTACGTGGTGGATGCCTCGGGCCAAGTGGTGGGCCTGATCACATTTGAGATGTGGACGCTGCGGCAGCTGATCGAGCGGTTTGGCAAAGACAAGCTCACGAAGCAGATGAAACGCGATCTTGACCAATCCAACCGCGAAAACGGGATGGATAAGGAGTATGAGCTGGTTCACATCGTCGTCCCGGTTTCAGACGCCAAGGCCATGGGAATGACGGTGCGCAAGCCGTGGTCGTCGCTCTGGATGTCGGTCACGTGCAAGGAATCACTCGAGGCGAAAGGCTTTGATTATTTCCCGTACCTGACGCCGCGCTGGGACCTGTCGACGGGCGAAACCTACGGCCGATCGCCGGCAATGGTGGCGCTCAAGGATGCACAGCTTCTCCAGGCCATGACCGAGACGGTCATTGATGCTGGTGAGAAGGCGCTCAACCCGCCGACATGGGGATACGGTGACGCGATCTCTGGTCTTCTCGATCTGTCGGCGGGAGGATTTACGCCGGTTGAGGCAAGCTTTCCGGGCAATCAGGCGCCAATCAATCCGATCCAGCTTGGCACGCTCCCGCGCGAGATCTTCGAATTCATCAGCGTGGTCGAGGAACGGATTTATTCGGCGTTTTATCGGGATATTCTCGAACTGCCGTCGGCGCGGGACAAGGATCTGACGGCCACTGAGATCAACGCACGCCTGGATCAGTACATGCGCCAAGCAGCGCCGGTCTTCTCGCGCATTGAGCACAGCTACAACGCTCCGCTGGTCGAGACGGTCTACAAGATCCTCGAGATGAACGGCCAGCTGCCGCAGAAGCCCGACATGATTCAGATGGCGGAAGAGTACAGCGGCGAAGACGCGATTGAATTCGAGTATGAGAGCCCGATCAAGACGGCGCGCGACAAAGCCGAAGCGATGAAGATATTCGAAGGCATGCAGATGTTGGCCGGTGGCGCTGCAACGATGGGCGAACAGGCTGTGATGGCGGTGGCTGAAAACTTCAACCCGGATGCGTTTGCACGCGGCGTCGGTGGCATGAAGCTCGATCTTCCTGAATGGCTGTTTACGCCAATGGAAGAGATGATCGCCATGCGTCAGCAGCGGATGCAGGCGGCCGAAGCGCAGATGCAAGCCGACATGATCCAGAAAGTGGCACCGGGTGCGGCACAACTTGGCAAGCTCGTGCCGGAAGCGGCGAAAGCCGGACTGATCGATCAGGGACCAGATCAAGCGTTGTTGCCAGCACCCGAAGGCATTCCGTTCGAAGACATCGAAGGTCTAGCCGGAGAGATTTTATGACGGAGCTCAAGAGCTTCCGGAAATTGGCGCAGATTGCGCTCCTGCAAGAGATGATGGATCGCGTTGAGGCGGGCGAGTTTACCGAGCTCGCATTCATCGGGACCACACAAGACGCAGGTGCGGCGGCGCTCTGGACGGGCGATCTTGAGGCGGTGCGCCTCGGCGTGTTGGCCTTCCTCGTTGAGAGCGAGGATCTGATGTCAGCGTCGTGCGGCACGGTGCACTAGTCACGTGAAACGTTCCGTGACGCGCCATCAGGCGATAATTCGGCATGAGCATGAAAAGCTGGTCCGGCTGAGCAGGGCGTTCGGTCATGTCTATGCCACGGACGACGGCCGCCTCGTGCTGGATTATATCGTCCAGCAGTTGTGCCGGACTGACCAACCTGGCGTTCACGACAATCCCCTTCAAACGTATCACCGGCTCGGCAAGCGCGATGTTGGCCTGGCAGTCATGCGTTTGATCGAAGGCGTGACCCAAGAACCGGAGATTGACAATGAGTGAAGCAGCAGCGGTTGAAACGCAGGCATCAAACGCGGGGGGCACGGCTGGCGCCAACGCAAATTATGGAAACGCAACACCGGGGAGCCAGTCAACCGCTGCAAGCCTCGCCGATGGGAATACTGAAACCACGCGGCAAAATGGTGACGCTGGATCGTCGCAAGCGGGGCAACAGGGACAAGCGGCGGCACCGGGCAGCACCGAACAGAATGGCACGGGCCAAGCTGATCCATCCTCAATGGATTGGCGTCATCGGATGGCGCAGGGACTTAAAGAGGAAGACCGCGACGCGTTTATCAACGAAGCTTCGCGATCGGACAGTGAGACGTCTTTTGCGCAGCGGTTCCTGGATCTGCGGCGCAGCCAGTCGAAGATGATGCCGGTTCCTGATCCTGATAATGATGATGCAAAATCGGAGATCTGGAACAAGCTTGGCCGACCGGAAAAGCCCGATGCCTATGAGTTCAAGGCCCCAGAAGGCATTGAGGTGACGGATTCGGACAAGGCCGCATTCGACGACTTCAAGCCGATCGCGCATCGTCACGGCGTGACGCAGAAGGCGATGGATGAGTTTGTCGAGGCGCAGGCCCGATACAATAAGCTGGAGGCTGAAGCTCGTCAGGTCCGCGCCAATGATCTTGAATCCGAACGGCGCACGCAACTCAAGGCGGCGTGGGGCGGAGATTTCGAGCAGAACCTTGCAGTGTACAGCAATGTTGTGACGCACACTCTGGGCGGGCCTGAGAGCACAGAGCGCGAAGAGTTCCGCAACATGCGGCTCGAGGACGGCACGCTGGTGTCGAACCATCCGACAATTGTTCGCATGCTTACCAAGCTCGGGCGCGAACGTGTTGATGATGATACCGATTGGAATCCGATCAATCAGGATCGCAAGGTGGGCGCGCAAGAGCGCCTGAAGGCTTTGCAAAACGAGATGCTGGAAAAACGGCTGTCACCTGGCATGCCGGGCTATCCGCAAGAAGAGTTCGCCCGCCTCTACAAAGAGGTTGGATCGACACGGCGCCGAACACCGAACGATCGGTTTCAGCGCGCCGTCTAGTAACCGCCGTTCCCCGTGTTCCGCCGCGTTCCTTAAGGGAACGGAGCGGTACGGCCCGGCATGGACAACCGTCCACCTGCGTTCACTGAGCACACAGAACCCGGCTTTTCTGGTTGTCGCCCGAGCCCCGCACAGCGGTTCCCTTTGGCGTCAATCCCTTGCTCGCGTTCCTTAAAGGAACGTGAGCGTTCCGCCGTTCCTTCTCGCGCTCTCACATGATCCAAGGAGATATACAACCTGAGAGGGTGATATTATGGCTGCGCCATATATCGACGACGCGTTTGAAACGGCGTTCAACAGCGAGTTGCACCTGAACTACGAACAGGGCGATACGCATTTTCGCGGGCTGCTTCGCACGGATGGCGATGTGGTCGGCGAGAAAGTCCGCTTCCAGAAGCTGGGCGGAATCGAAATGACGGATAAAGCCGCGTACGGCGAGGTTCCGTTGTCGATCCCGGCGCACAGCTACGCAGACGCGGAGATGGTCGACAAGTACGCGCGTGTCGCCATCCAGAAGCTGGATCTGACAAAGCTGTCCACCAATGTTCGCCAAGGCTATGCCAAGCGGCTGGGGGATGCTGCCAACCGTCGGATCGACAACCAAGTTGTTGCCGCGCTTGATTCAGGCGGTGCAACAAACGTCATCAACTCGGGTGGCTCCGGCAACCTGACGCGGGCGATTGCGCTGGAGCTGCAAGAGAGCTTCAATGTCAACGAAGTCCCGGACGATGGCATGCGCTTTTGTGCCATCACGCCGCGGGCGCACTCGCACCTGATGACGATCACGGAATACAAGGACGCCGATATCATCGGTTTTGACGATCTTCCGTACAACTCTGGTGCACCGCACGGTCGCAAGTATCGCAACTGGCTGGGCATCAACTGGTTCACGACCAACCGCTTGACGGGTGCGGCAACCGCTGCATGCAAGATGTACGGCTGGCATTATTCCGCGGTCGGCCACGGCATCAACTCGGACGTCGAAGCCGATTGGGGCTGGTGCACGAAAAGCCAGATGTGGGACGGCGTGGTCTCGCTCTCGATGGGCGCCGTCGTGATTGATGATGCTGGCGTGTTTCAGATCCTCGTTGACGACACAACCGCAATCCCAAGCTAAGGAGGGGCTGAACCATGGCAGTCACGACACAGCTAAGTGACCAGTACAAGCTCCAGTATTCCTCGACGCAATCTGAGCTTGGAACGGTCTACGGCACCGAAGTTAAAGGCATGCTCCGGGCTGAATACGTCACACACACGCAGTCGGGCGCGGGCGATGCAACGTCATCGGTTGCGCTCTGCAAACTCCCGCCCGGTCGCTGCCGCCTGATCCTGCCGCTCTGCTACTTCTACATCAACTGGACGACGGCATCGGCAACGATCGACATCGGTTGGGATGCGTACACGCAACTTGATGGCACGGCTGTTGCGGCTAATCCGGATGGTATCACCGACGGGTTGAGCGTCGATACAGCTGACGTGTACGGCTGGGAAGAGCTGTCGGCGAATATCGGCGCCGGCATCACCGCCGATGTCGGCTATGCCAAGCTGTTCGACAGTAAGGAAGGCGTGACGATCCGAGCAACCAGCCAGGACACGGCGATTGCTGCCGCTGACGATCTGGCTGGCGTTATCGTTTATACCTGCGCTTAACACGGGACAGGCGGGGCTTCGGCTCCGCCTGACTTTCATATGGCATCTGGAATCAAGACATCATTCACTGGCACCGGCACGTCTGAGGTCTTCGTGACCGTCAACACAAGCGCGCTCTGCTACGCAGCGGATTTCACGACAGGTTCCGGTTCGGGGTCTGTCACGCTGCAAATGGAATCATCCACGGGCGATTGGATCGCGTGCGCTGCTGCCATCACGGCCGATGCGAATTGGGCGATCTTTGATGCGCCCTCAACCAACCCGCGCAAGTTCCGATGGAATTGCACGTCGCATTCGTCCGGCACAATCGCCTGCTATCTGGAGTAGACGCATGGGAATTCTTCTCTCGGCGCAACGCCGCGACTTTCACCGGGCCTACGCCACGCCTATTCGGGCCATGTGGCATTACTTCTCAGCCGATCACACGCTGTCGGATATGGCGTGCGACACGTACTTCCGAACCATGATGGGTGAACTGAAGCCCGGCGATCTTATCCACGCGATCGACAAAACCGAAGACGAAGCGATCCTGCGTGTTCAGTACCTGGACGATGAGCTGAGCAAGATCGGGGTCGCGGTCGAACGGCGCGTCACTTACGAGCCAACCACGGAAAGCGGCTATCAGATCCGCCACGCAGGCGGCCGAGGCCGCGGCACACGTTACCAGATTGTCGACCAGAACGGTGATTTGGTGGCGGATAATATCATGGGGCAGAAAGCCGCCATGCGGGCTCTCGAAGAGCTTGAAACGCGACCGGAGGCAGCCTGATGGCGGACGACTATTCGGTCACAGAAGGCTCGGGTCTGACGTTCGGCGCCGATGAGGTGTCGGGCGTCAAGTATCCACGGGTGAAGCCGGTGATTGGTGCCGATGGCGTGGTCACAGACACGTCAGCGGGTGCCGGCGCGGTTGATACCGGCACCCAGCGCACGACGCTGGCGAGTGACGATCCAGCTGTCGTTGCCCTGCAAGTGCTCGACGATATCAAGCAGACGGAAGACGCGGCGCATTCCACCGGGCACGGTGGAGCTCTGGTGCTGGGCGTGCGCCGCGATGCCAAGGCTGTGGGCGCTGATACCGATGGCGACTATGCCACGTTCAACCTCAACGCCAATGGTGATCTGAGGGTGGATGCTGGTGCACGGGGCGTGCCGAGCGTACAGCCAACCGTGACGGCCGGGGCATACACCGCAGGCGATATCCTGGGCGGTGAGATGACGATTGCCAATGCAGCGCGCGTGTCCGGTGCAGGCGGCAGCCTGAAGGCGATCACGGCGATTGTGGAAGACGACAGCGGGACCAACGTCTGGGCGGCCAACGATATCGAGGTGCTGATCTTCGACAGCAATCCGGCCGGCACGTACACTGACAACGCGGCCATGGCATTGACGGATGATGATGCAGAGCTGCTGGTCGCGGCTGTCACGCTGGATACGAAATACAAGTCGGGCAACGTGTCTGTGTTGTCGGCAAGTGGTTTTGATATCCCATATGTGTGTTCGGGCTCGAGCAGCTTGTTTGCTGTGGCTGTCAACGTCAATGGCCGCCAGCCTGCCGCAACCGATGCCATCCGGTTCAAGTTCCACCTGGAGCGCGATTAGATGTTTTCGCGCACGGACATCGTGAACAATGCGCTGGCGCATGTGTCCGAACACCGGATTACCGATCACGCGGAATCATCACCGTCCGCAGTCAAGGCCCGCACGGTCTGGCCTCTGGCGCGGCTCGAGGCGCTATCGGCCTATGAATGGGGCTTCGCGTCCAAGATCGTGAAGCTGGATCGGTCCAACACCACGCCGGTTGCCGAATGGCAATACGCCTATGACAAGCCTGGCGATTTTGTGCGGATTGTTGCGGTCTCGGACTGTTCGCAGTTTGACCGGGATAACGTCTTTTATCATTGGGCGGACAGGGATGGACGGATCGAAACCGACGCAGCCGCGATCTATCTGCACTATGTCTATGACCACGATACGGTTGGCAAATGGCCGGTGCACTTTGTCGACTACATGGCCGTAACGCTGGCCCAGCGTATCAATCCATCCATCACGACCAGCCAGTCAACGGGTGAGGCGCTGGCATCCATGAAAATGCGGATGCTCACAACCATGCGGGCACGGGATGCCCAACAGCAGCCACGCCGCAGGCCGCCGCGCGGCAACTGGATCCGGGCGCTGCGCTCGGGCGGCATGACGACCAGGAGCTAGTCCACTGGCATCCATCAATGCGCCGATCCTAAGCTTCAAGGGCGGCATTCTCGGCAAGCATCTGTGGGGACGTGTCGACGTTCCGGCCTATGCCGAATCGGCTGAGATCATGACGAACTGGCGCCCGACGGCGCAAGGCGTCATGACGCGGCGTCCGCCAACGCGCTATGTCGATACAATGCGGGATTCAACGTCAAAGGCGGTGATCTTCCCGTTCGTGTTCTCGACAACGCAAAGCTACATCGTCACCGCAGACGATAGCTTTTTCCGATTTTATATCAAAGATTCGCTGCTCACGATCCCGTCGGTGACGACAGAGATTGAAGAGGGCGAGTTCGACACGTTGCATCCCGACCTGGCGGACGGGTCATCGATCACGGCCTCATCTACGTCTGCTGGATCGGTTGCGAATCTGGTTGACGAATCCACGTCAAGCTACTGGCAGGCGGGCGGGTCTGCGACGGCAACGCTTGATTTCGACATGACGTCGGCCGTGACGCTGCGGGATTTGTGGATCTCATCGCCATCCTCGCCGACCAACCGGACGCCAACGGCGTTTACGTTTGCGGGCTCAAGTACAGGCGCATTCGCGGGCGAAGAGACGACTATTTTGAGCGTGACTGGTGAATCAAACTGGTCCGCGTCTGAGCTGCGCCGGTTCCGTATCACAACGCCTGGATCGTATCGCTATTATCGGCTCACGATGACGGCGTGCGAAGCCGGCACCGGGTCATATGCGATCTCGGAAATCTCGCTGTACGATAGTCCGTGGTTCGACAATTCGACCGGCAACGGCGTGATCACGATCACGGCCGGCAAGCTTTACATTGACAGTGATGGCGGCGGGTTCGGGATTGCCGAACAGGTGTTGCCGATCAACGAGGCCAGCACAGATCACACGCTGGTGTTTGATGTGGTGCACGGCCCGGTCAACTTGCGGATCGGATCAACGTCGGGCGGCGATGACCTGGCGCTGTTTGAAACGCTGCGCACGGGCCATCATCGGATCAGCTTCAACCCCGGATTGGCGGCCAACGCCTATATCCAGTTTTATCACTCCGCCAATGCGGGTCGCGTGATTGATGGTGTTCGTATCCTCAAAGCTGGCGCGGTCGGCGAAGCAACGGGCCTGCCATGGCTGACGCGGGCGGTGGCTGATGATGCCGCCCTGCAGGTGCCGCACCCGTACAGCGAAACCGAGCTCCCTGAAATCCAATGGCATCAGATTGGTGATGTGCTCTATCTCGCGCACCCGAACCATGAAACGCGGCGGCTCGAGCGCCGCGGTCACACATCATGGTCATTAACGCGCTCGCGGACCGAAGGCGGTCCGTTCCAGGATGCCAACACCGGGCCGATTTCATTGTCGGGATCGGACACATCTGGCGAGATCACGCTGACGGCATCGGATGATCTGTTCGTTGATAGCGATGCCGGGCAGCTGATTGCGCTGACGGATGGCGGCCAGTTGAAAACCAAGACCGCAACGGCGGTTGCGATCTCAACCGATGGCATCAAGGTCACGGGATCGAGCGGGGCTGCGCGGACGTTCAATATCCAAGTGTCAGGGACGTTTTCGGGCACGGTGCGTTTGCAGGAAAGCTCGGGCAACGAAAACAACTACGTCGATACCAGCCAGACATATACGGCCGCCACGAATGTCAACTACGACGACAACAAGGACAATCAGACGTGGTTCTATCGTCTGACCGTGGAGGCGTACACGTCCGGTTCCATCACGATGAAGCTGACCTATTCGGGTGGCTCATCGACGGGAATTGTCCGCATCGTCAGCGTGACCAATGCGACGAGCGCCACGGCCGAAGTGATCACGCCGCTGGCGTCGACCGACGCCGTGACGACGTGGAAACGGCAGGAATGGTCGGATACGCTTGGCTGGCCATCGGCCATCACGGGCGGATATGGTCGGTTCTGGTACAGTCGCGGCATTCAGGTCTGGGCGTCGCAATCGGATGACTTCACGAACTTCGAAGAAGGCGACGAAGACGATGAGGCGTTTTCATGGACGCTGAACCAGGAAAGTTCTGAGGGCATCCGGTTCCTGGATTTCATCGGGCAATTGGTGATCGGGACCGCAACGCGCGAGCAGATCGGAACCGGCAACACGCGATCCGAACCTGTTAGCCCGACAAATTTTCAGACGCTGCCAGCGTCAGAGGAGGGATCTGCGCCGCTCAAGCCGGTTCGTGCGGAAGGCTCGATCATCTATGCGCATCGCTCGCGCAAGAAGCTGATGCAATTCACGCAGACGCCGGGGGCCTTGTCGGACAGCTCGTTCACCTCGATTGACCTCTCAGAGCTCGCACCGGAACTTCTGGACGACAAGATTGTCTCGATTGCCATCCAGCGTGAACCGCAACGGCGCATTTTTGTGGTGCTCAAATCCGGGCGTATGGGCGAGCTTTTGTTCCGCCGCGAGATCGAGGTGACGGCCTGGAATATCTATGAGACTGACGGCCGCGTTGAGGATGTGCAAGTCATATCGCAAGAAGACGAGGATCTTGTGTACATGATTGTTCGTCGCAAGATCAACGGACAATGGAAGCGGTTTATCGAGCGCCTGGGGCGCGAGGATGTCGCGGAAGATTGGGGCCTGTTCCATCTCGACGCGTATCTCAGCCGGGCCATGACGGTGCCTGATACGTTGATTGAGCCGTCTGGTACGACTGGCACGATTACGGTTGAGGCCGATGATCCCGTGTTTGTCTCGGGCGATGTCGGATCGATCTTGTGGTTTCCGGTTGGCCGTGGGGAAATCACCGCTGTCACGGACGCTTACAACGTGACTGTGCAAGTCAGATCAGATCTTGATGAGGCACGACCCATCCCGTCCGGGCGCTGGGGGTTTGCCACCGAGACGTCGAGTGTGTCCGGCGCCAATCATCTGGAAGGCGCAACCGTGCGCATCTGTGGCGACATGATGGATCTGGGAACAGCAACGGTCTCGGGCGGCGCTGTGACACTGCCGCAGGCGTGCTCGATCGTGCACATCGGGTTGCCGGTCCGGTCGCGCTACAAGTCGTTGAAGCTGGCCTATGGCGCACAGAAGGGTACGGCGATTGGCCAGCAGAAAGCGATCAAGCAATTGGTGGCGCTGCTCTACCGCACCGGTCCGACGCTGACCTACGGCCGCAACTTCGATGAACTGTACTCCATCGACACGCGCACGGATGACGTCCCATGGGATGAGCCTGTGCCTCTTGAGACCAGCGAGAAGGTGTTAGACTTTGATCCTGAGATGCGAACGGACCCTCGCCTCTGCTTCGAGGTCGACGATCCCCTCCCTGCTACCGTCGTTGGAACCGTCGCAGCCATCCAAACCCACGACCGTTAAGCGGTTTGATGATCTGTTTCGGTTCGTCGATATCCACTTGTTTCCATCGGCGTTTGATCTGGCGGCGCACACATCCGGCCGCAATATGCCGGAGCTGGATTTGATCGTCGGCAACGCCATGGTTGAAAAGGCGACGTACATGCCTGTCGGGTTCTGCGTGGCGTATTTCGAGCCATGCGGCACGACCAGCATTCAGGCATCGTTTGCAAACTACTTTCGGACATGGCCCAAGGACATCATGCAGGGTATGGCGCCCGTGATCAAACGCATCTTTGATGCCGGCGTGACGGAATTGCACGCCATTGCAGACGAAGAGATTGAGGGGGCGATTGATCTGGTGCGCTGGGCGGGCGGCGAAAAAACCGGCGACCGGAGCGATGCGCCACCCATCGGGGATGTCTACCGTATCGATATGAACGGCAAACCAATGCAGCGCTGGATGGCGCTGGCAGAAAGGGGCAACGGCTGATGGCGATGGCGGCTGCAATCGGCCCGATCATCTCTGGTGTTGCGTCGCTGGCGGGGGCCATGGTGTCGGCAAGTGCAATGAATGCACAAGCCGATCAGGAAGAAGAGATCTCGCGCTGGAATGCACAGCGCCAGCGTGAAAAAGCGGCACTGGCACAGGCCAAGGGCGCGCAGGAAAGCCGCGTGAAGCAGGAAGAAGGCGACCGTGCGATGGCGACGGCGCGGGCGGCTGCGGCGCAAGGGGGCGGCGCGACTGACACGGGCACGCCATTGCTGTTGCAGCAGGAGTTCGCGAAGAACACGTTCTACAATACGGAAGTTGCGATGTTCAACGCCAAGGTCGAGCAAGGCGATTTGAACAACGACGCGAAGATCACCGAGTATGAAGGACAGGTCCGCGCGAACGCAACGCGGACGCAGGCCACCGCTTCGCTGATAAGCGGATTTGCTGGGGCGGCGAAGGGCATTGCGGGAGCGTTCGGCTGATGGCGCGGATGCCGAAGCCCGACGATTTGGGCGTCAATGCGCTGCGGCCAAGTTTGTCCGCCTCGCAAATCAACATTGGCGTTGCGGCTAAGACCGGGCAGGCGGGCCGCGCCATGGGGGCCGCGATTGCGGATCTTGGCGGGGCGTTTGGGCAGATTGCCGGACGCTTGCAAGAAGCCGGCAACGCACAGAACGATGCGCGGTTTCAGATCGAATGGAACAAGGCGCAGACCGACACGTGGAATGACATCAACCAGACGACGCCCGAGGATGGATCAGGCTGGCAGCAGTTTACGCCACGACTTGAGGCCAAATACAAAGAACTTGATGAGAAGTATCCGGTTTCAGGTCAGAAGCGACGACTGCGCCGTGAGCTTGGGGCAACAAACGACATTCTGCGCCGGGGCCAGCGGGCGGCGCTTACCATGCAGGACATGGGCCGCAAGCATGCGCTGGGCGTTGAGCAGAAAGAAGTTGGCGGCATTGTCCAGCAGCTGAACGATGATCCGTCTGATGAGAACTATGAGCGGCTAAAGACATCGGCATTAGATCTGATCGAAAGCGGCCGCGGCACCTACTACACTGAAAGCGATATTCAAAGGCGGCGCCGTGAGGTGCTATCGACGCTGGCGCTGACGCGGGCGAACAAGCTGCTCGAGGACGATCCCGAGACCGCGAAAAAACTGTTTGATGAGGCGCGCAAGCTGAAGCGTGCGGTGCCGATCGAGGAGGACCAGGGCAGCGGGGCGGATTCGTCCAGTGTTAAAAAGTATCTAAATAAAAACGCATTGCGTGGATGGGACAAGGTTAATCCCAAAATGCAGGAACGCATTGCGTCTATGCTATCGGATATGCCGGAGCCATTGCGGCAAGGACTGCTGATTTCCGACACGGCGCGCTCATGGGATCAGCAGGTTGCGGCCGCGCGTCGCCATGGCGTTGATCCGATCAAAGGCAAGCCCGGAACGTTGGCGCCGTGGGGACGCGGCAGACATCACGGGGATGATGTGCAGGCTGTTGACTTCTACAAGCCTGCGCCGCGCACGCTGGCTTGGATGCGGGAAAATGCGCCAAAATACGGCCTGAAGTTTCCGGAGTGGGGGCGCAAAAGCGATCCATGGCATATGGAAATGGATCGCAATTTCAAGGATCGCGAGGGTGAGGCGCCAAGCACTTCGGATGGTGTCAGCCAGATTGTCGCGTTTGAGGCCCGACGCGACAAGCAAGGGCGCATTACTGTTTATGAACCGCCGTCAAACGATGGTGGTGGAAAATTCGAAGTTGCTGGGATTAACGAGCGCCATCATCCAAAGGCTGCCGCAAAGCTGGCGCGGATGGTCAAAGCCGGGAATCATGACGAAGCGGAGCGTTACGCGGAAGAGTATATTCGAAAATATACAGATAAATCCGCAGCGCTTGTGCCGGGGGATGCTGCTCAATTTGTCGTGCGCGACATGGCATTCAATCGCGGGCCAGGTGGTGCCAATGCCGCTTTGCGCATGGCAGTCGGTGCAACGCCAAGGTCCAAGGCCGCAGCACATAAAGCGCTGACAGCGGATGAGCGCGCCCGTGTAGAACGCGCGGCTCAGGAAGATCCGAGCGGATTTATTCAGGCGTTCACGCAGGCCCGCGCCGATTATGAATCGCAATTCGTGGGCAAGCGCGAGAATTTGGCGGTTGGGCTCAAAAACCGCTGGGCGAAGGCGGAAAGAATTGCGCTTGAAATGGCCAATGGCGGCCAAGGTGCCAGCAGTGAAACTCTGCCCGGTGGCGCTGGCGAGGATGAAGATGTCAGCGCCGGCAGGGCGGGTCTGACGGCGTTGTTCGGCGACCAGGCCGAACCGATCTTGCGCGCCGTGGAAGACGAGCCAAACGCGCCGCTGTCGCAGTATCTGGACAAGTCCGAACTGAAGGAACTTTCAAAGCGTATTGGCGCGGACGCATCACAGATGACGGTCAAGGACGCCATGACGGCGGCCTATGCGATTTCGAAGGCCGACGGCGGACCTGAAAGCGTGATGACTGAACGCGAGCGTGAGTTGATGGCGCTTGCGAAGCAAAACCCAGAGACCAAACTGACCGACGTTTTAAGCGACGAAGAGCGCGCGGAGTATACACAGCGGTTCGGGTCGTTGCGCGGTGTCACCGTCGGACAGGCAGCAGAGCGCATTGGGGCCGCATCGGAAGAAATCGAAGGCCGCGCCAACGGTGTCGTGAGCCGTGCGGCAATCGCCGAAGAATTCCCGATGGGACGGGTCAACGAAGGCCAAGCCGTCACAGTTGAATCGCAGCGGCTCGGGCGTATGACGTGGACTGCGGAAGAACTCAACGCCATCTCGCCAAAGCAGTTGCGGTCGCTTGCCAAGTCGGCCGATCGCCGGTTCCGATCCTTTCAGCGGCAGCAGAGATCAATTGCAAAAGGCATCATGTCCCGGCAATTGCGCTCCGTCGAAGACACGGGCGCATCGGTCAACGACTATGATCCCGATTTGATCGGGCGCGTGATGGCGGGCACGCCGGAAGCCAAGGCGTTTAATTGGAACCTTGAGATTGCAAAGCTGGCATTTCGCACAAAGCGCGAGATGGCCGACTTTGATCGCGAGGATTTGGAAGAGCGCTACGCGGATCTGCGCGAGGCCGTCGAACGGGATGCCGGATACAACCCGACGGCACGGGCCATCCTGGGGCGGACTGAAAGCGCGATCAACAAACTGCTGCGTCAACGCGAGCGTGATCCTGCACAAGCGGTGCAACAATCGCGCGAGGTCCAGGCCGTGCGCAAGGAGTTCAAGATTGGCCGCGAGGGCGTGAAAGACGCCAAGCAGGCGTTTGCGATGGTGGACGCGCGCATGAAGGCGCAAGAGCGTCTTGGCCTCAAGGTCGTGCCGCTCACAAAGGACGAAGCCGATAGCATCCTTGGCCGTATCAATCAGGTGCCGGCGAACAAACGACGCGAAGCCACCAAACAAGTCTGGGCGAAGGTGCAACAGATTTATGGGCGTCACGCGGAGATGGTCATGCGTGCGGCGGTGGATTTGTCCAGGATCGACAAGGAAGACGACCGAACACGCCTGGACCGTGAAATGCGCCGGTCTCAACGCCGCGCAACTCCGACCATCACGGATGAGAGTGTGATCAATCGCGCAATCAAGGGCGGTCGCGAAGACGTTGAGGAAGAAGACGTCAAGCCGAACATACCGTTTCTGATGAATCCGCTCGGGCTTCTCAACTGATGGATGATTTCAAACCAATCGGCCAAAATGTGTACGATGACGACGAGCGCCCGTCGGGTCTGATTGGTCAGTCCGGGTCCATGGCCTCGTTCCTGCGGGATTACGAGGTCGAGGAAACGCCGACGACAACTGTCATCGAAAAGAACTCGTTTGCGGCGCCGCGGGCCGATCAGGTTGAATACCTCAAAGCCTATCCCGATACCGCATCGGACTTTGATGGCCGGTTCGGGCCGGGTGCGGCGGCCAAGGCATTGGGCACGCCGAAGGTTGTCGAAGATGCCGACAAGATGCAGGTGGTGCAATCCCCGATCACCGGGCTGGATGTGCTTGCCCGTGTTGGCGCCGATGATGGTGTGCCGGCGATCCTCGATGGCTATCTGACCAGCCAGCGCCTTGCCGAAGAGACCACGGAAGATGTGGCCCGCACCAACAGCCTCAAGGCGGTCTGGGATCAGGGCGCGAGTGACAAGGCCGCGTCGTGGATCGACGGGGAGGTTGAGAGCGCGGCGAAGTCGGTTGCAGCGCTCGAAGCGGACGCCAAGCGTGGCCCGATTACTTTGGATGCTCAAAACCGGTTGGATACGGCGCGGGCGCGGCTCAAGGCGGCGCAAGATGTGAAGGCTGATGCGGCGGCCGGCGAACGTCAAATGACGCCCAAAGAGCGCGTGATGATGGCGATGTTGATTGAAGCGCAGTCGGGCGTGATCGACAAGGCGGTCCGTGAGCTCCAGCAGTTTGATTCAGATCCTGAATACCGAAAAGACCTGATGGCGCGGAGCGCGTCTGCGGGCCTTGATGAGGCGCGCTGGAACAAGGATGTTCGCGAGATCCTTGCCAAGCGTGTCAACGAGGCGGTGCGGCGCCGGGATCTGTTGCGCCAGGCTCTGAGCCAGGGCCGCATGCGCGGCGCCATGACGGACGCCACCGCAATCGGTGAGTTTGTGCGGTCGTATGCGCGCGGCATTGCGCAAGCCACCGGCATCATGGGTGGGGCGCTGAACCAGTGGGCGGAAAGTCTTGAAGGTGAAGCGGGTCTAGGCGATGCGCTCAAGAGCTGGTCGAACAAAATCATTGAGGATATCCCGGCTGAGGCTGCGCCAGAACTCTTGAAAATCCAGTCGGCGCGCGATGTGTCGCTGTGGTTTTCCTCAAAGCTTGGCCAGGCTTTCGGCACGACGTTGCCGATCGTTGCAAGTGCGATAGCGGCTGGTCCGACTGCTGGTGTGACGGCGGGCCTTGCCATGGGCCAGGGCGAAATGCGCAACACGCTGGAAGATGCGCTGTTGGCGGAAGGTGTCGAGATCTCCAAATCGGAGATGCAGCGGATCGTGATGACATATGGCACGATCATTGGCGGTCTGGATGCCATTGTGCCGGTTCTGATCTCGCGCTCTGGCCTTCGCATGATCTTGACGACCAGCGCCAAGCGGGCGGCGCAAGTCGGGATTGCACGTCAGTTGGCCGTGGCTGTGGCGCGGGACAGCACGATCGAAGGCGCAACGGAAGCTGCGCAAGAGTTCCTGCTGGAATGGGGCACGGCTGATGCCCTGGACCGCGGCATTGATTTTGAGGCGTTCGCGCCCAAGGCGATCGAAGCCTTCGCAGCAGGCTTTGCAGGTGGTGTTGGGTTTACGACCGTTGGCATTCCGGGTGAATACTCTCAGATCATGCGGCGGCGCCGTGACGAAGCGCTGGAAGCGGCTGAGAAAATCCGCACTGAGATCGAAGCACAGACGCCGGCCAAGCCAGATGCGGGTGATGCGGGTGGCGGCATGGCTGTGCCAACCGAGGCCCCAGGCACGAATGAGGTCGTGACATCACGGCCGCCAAGCGATCCAACCGCAGAAGCGCCGAAGATCCCCGATCGGCCAAAGATCATTGCCAAGCCGCGGACGCCAATTCCTGAATCAAAGCCGGTTGAGCGTCCAAAGGCGCCAGACCGGCCGCAGACGGCCATTGAATACATTCGCGAGCGTGGCGGGATTATCGACGAAGGCGGCGATCTTGCCGCCATGGACGCACCGCGCGGCGTGATTGCCGACAATGGGCAAGGGTTGAGCCCGGACGCTATGCGCGAAAGTCTGGTGCAGGCGGGCTATCTGCCAACGCCCGCGGAAGGCGAGCAGGAGTTTACAACCGCTGATGATGTCTATGACATCGTGCAGCGCTCGCTCGCGGGCGAACGTGTTGTTGCGATTGGCCGCGAGGCCGATGAAGCCACGTATCAGGATTATCGAAAGAGCGGCAATCTGGATGAGCAATCCAATGAGATCCTGAACGATCTGCGCGACAGTCTGGGCGAGTACGGTATTGCGTATGATCTGACTGAGATCGAAGAGCAGCGCGTTGTCGATCTGGTCCGTAACGAGGGCCTGACCCCGGATGATGCGTTCGAGCGCAATGCCATCATGCGCGGGTCTGGCGCGGCTGAAGTTCGCGCGAACGAGCCGGGTCAAGCGGATGTGCCGTTTCCGCCAATGTCGGGTGGGCGCGGTGTGAGCCAGCCGGGCGCGGTTGATATTGCATCGCGCCTGCCGCAGCTTCGCGCTTATCTCAAGGGGGGCGGCTCACTGTCGCGCAAGGCGTATCGCCAGATTGCGCAATCGACGGGCGTTCCGCAGAGCCAGGTTCGCGAGTTCCTTGAGGCGGCGGAAGATGCGGGCATTGTGAAGCGGGATCGCCGCGGTGCGTTCCGTCGAGACCAGGTTGATGATCCGAACGTGGTCGAGATTGACGTCTTCGACGATCTGCCATCCGAGGACAAAGAACAACCGAAGTCCGTTTCAATTGACGATTTTATTTCTGATGTTGAGCGGCTGAAAGAAAAGTTCGGAGCGCCCGAGAAAGAGACGATTGAGGCTCAAGATATTGAGCCGATCAACGTTGATGTGAAGTTCGCAATTGGCGGCGGACTGACTGTCAAGGTGACAGACGCGGGGCCGCTGTTGGAGCGCATTGCGGATGACCTGCGCTCCTTCCAATCGGAATCAAATGAAACACTTGCTGTGCTCGAGCGCATGCAGGACGTCGAGATTGAAGGCTCTAGTGCGGAAGACTTAGCACGCCTTCGAACGGCTCTTGTCGATCTCCAGAAGATTGTTCAGGACAGATTGCAGGCATCTTACGCGCTCTCAGATCAAATTTATACGTTTGAAAATGATCTGCAAACGCGCTTCCAAGATGCTGTCAATCGAATTGAGTCTGTCGAGGACAGGGCGGACACCTTAACGTCGGAGATAGTTGATCTATTTGATAGGATTGAGGGTGAGCTGGAATCGCGTGGCGTTGATCTCAACGACGAGTCACGAGAAAAGTATGACGGATCCGGGCAGCAGCTTATTGCGCCGTATGTTGACGAGGACGTTGATCAGAGCAAGACGCTTATTGAGCTATTCGAAGAAAAAGCGAAATCTCTAGAAAAGAGCGGAGCGAGTTTCGATAAGATTGAAAGGCTGTTGTCGTCTGAGCCTGACCTTGAGGCAATGAGCATTGATGAATTGGAATCAATGCTTGATACGTTGAATGAGGCGCAGGGTGCGCTTCTGACACGACTTGATGTCTCAAGGTTCTATCTCAAGTATTACAATGAAGAGGGCTTTGATAAAATTGGAGAGCGGTTTGATGAAATCCGAAAGGATATCATTGAGCCAGCCACTGAGCGTCTGGAGGACGGCGCAGACGAGATCGAAAGCTTTATAGCGGATGTTGACGAGCTTGCGTCTGGATCACCGCAACTCGCCTCGGCCGCCCAAACCCAGAACACCATGACGCGCATGGTGCAAAGCCAATTGCGCTCGGGCAAGACGGTTCGGATATCGGATCGCACGATCGACAGGGTGCGCAACGCTCTGGCGCCGATGTTGCATCACATTCCGTCGGATGCGCAGGTGGCGGTCATCCAGACAATCAAGCCGAGCCCTCTGGTCAAGAAGACGGACCGCGTTGATCTTGAGATGCTGGACCTTCGGACGGGGGAGTCATTCTCCCTTGTCGACGTCCCCTTCACCGTCCGCGAGATCGCGAACGTCCGCGCGGTCCACGTCCCATCCGGGTCGGCATAGAGCAGAAATGGTGCTATAGTCTATGCGCCGTTGACCCTGGCGGGCGTGCCTGATCATAGCCTCCGGGGTCAGGCTTACCATGAGACCGTCCACTTTCTCCGCGCTCAAGGGCTTCTCGATGGCGTCGTCTGGGATCGGCTTGTCGCTCATGCCTATAATCTCCGTGTCATGGGTATGCAGTTGGGCACGGTCCTCAAGATCGTCAATGACCCAACGGCGGGCAATGCCGGCGATTCAACGCTGATCGACGCATACACGGATCGCTACGAGCCGCGTTTTGATACGATCGAAAAACTCAACGATGCACTTGCCGAAGAGGGTGTCGCACATTTCGTCGAGCTTGCCTACCATGGGCACTGGATCGACGCGGAGATTGCCCCGGTTGCGGATGAGCTGAACGCGATCCTGTCGGGGGCGTATGGCGATCAGACGACGGTGGCGCCTGATGCGTCGTCCGTCATGGCGGCAATCAACAGCTTCGATCGCCAGTCAGTGACACCGGGCCTCCCCATGGACAAAGCCTCACGCATGGCGCGGGCGAAAGAGATGGGGTTTGATACGGATGAAATATACTATCATGGAACAGGGACTAGCCGCCAAATTGATGAGTTCGGCTTAAAGAACCGGCGCGGCGAAATGTTGCCGACGTTCTTTGTTGGAGAAGGCAACAAAAGGTTTGCGAATGGCTTTTCGACGATTGAAGACGGACGTATTTATCCTGTTCATTTAAATCAAAGCAAGTTTTTGGATACAAAAAAAGCGAGCCATCGCAAGGCATTAGATGATTTGATTGCATCAAATGGCCTAATGCCGGAGGAAGTATATAAAAAAATGTGGCGGGTGAGCGTATTCTGCCGGGATGGGGCAATACTCGTGTTTTTGATATGGTTCGCGATGCGGGATGGACGGGTATGCGTATACAGGAGCGGCCCGATTTTGAGAGTGTAGCCGTCTTTGACCCCCGCAACATCCGCTCTGTCAACGCCGCGTTTGACCCTGCAAAGGCTGATAGCGCGGACCTTCTGGCTCGCAATTCAACGGGGGACATGCTAAAATTAAGGGCGGGATATCGCCCGCCAAGCAAGCCCCAGAGGCCCTTCGATGATGACTATGCAGCACCTCCTGGCGATCCAGGCAGCCGGCTTGAAACGACAATCGACGGCGACCCTCTCACTGCCCGGTATGTCGCAGGACGGCGCACAGTCGGCGGAGACGACGTCGGATTGTCCCCGGAAGACACGGAGTCGGCAGCGCGCGCGCTCTTTACGGTCAACAGCGTTGATC